TGCTGCCTTTCCATTGATAAGTTCTGTCATAAACACTCCTTTTTTTTGACAAGTTTCTCTCGATTTACAGACAGTATACCAAAGACCGTGTCGTATTGCAAATGCTTGCAAAACGCTGTAAATGTCGTTAGTTTTAGATTTTCAGAAAAAAGGAAGATAGATGGCGAAAGTAATAAGGGTTTTCAAAAATAAGACATACGGCCTTGAGGCTATCCTTAGTGAAACTAAGACAGGAACGTACGCTGTCTCATTAAGAGATGGTGAGCTTGACAAGGCTTTGGACGCGGTGAGGATATTTCCGACAATAAAAGAAGCGCTGGCTTCGGTGAACAATATTTATAAGGTGGCTTTTGAGGAGTAGCTAGGAGAAGATGTCGACGTCGTTGACTATCTTGTTAACGGCGCCACCATCTTTGTATTCGTACACGCCCTCAGTTTCTATTTTTTTAAGATCGTCTTCTGCAAAAAGCCAGACAGGTGCGTTGTAGGTTTTACCCTCACGAACCAAAGAGTCAGTGACATCTGAGTCGTATTCATCTGGATTTTCCATTTTCATGGTTCCGTCAGCTTTGTGACCCATCGCCTTGTTAATCCGAGGCTGTATCAGGTCAGAGTAAATCTTCCTCATGCCTTCTTTTTGTTTATCAGTGTGAAGACCAGAACCGGCCCATCTGTCAACGTGTACCTCTCCGGGCGCTAAAGCGATACCGTCATAACCTTGTCGGTAAGCTCGCATCTTGATTCTCTTAACAAGCGCGTCATACATTTTCTTGGGGTCTTTTACAAAAGGAGCCACAGAAGTTCTTTTCTGCAAATCTATTTCTGTTTCTTTGGCTATGTCCCTCATGTCCGTAAGTATGTTATGAATTTTCTGATCTAACGCGGAAAGATTATCAATGTTATAAAACCCTCCGGTATTGTCGACATCTATGTCAAGCTCTTCAGCGAGTTGAAAAATTAGGTCATACTCTTGTTCAAAGTGAGAAGGGATGTTTATTCTTGACCGCAAATTCGGCGCGTCTTTCCCTCTTAACTTTTCTACAAGCGCAAGTAACCGGTCTCTTTTTTCTCTAGTTATCCTTTTCATCAACTGAGGGTCTTCTTCCCCAAACGAGCTTTTACGCAGCACATCTTGATCACCCTCAATCCAAGCAATATTTTCCAAATCTTTTTCTGTTTCTTTCCTCATTTTTTGAGCAGACCTCATGTTGTTGAGGTTGCCTATAAAATCAGACTGCACTTCCTCTAGAAAAAGTATTCGCTTTGGCTGGCCGCTGTCAGGATCCATGTAAATTCGATCGGTGGTGCGGTAGTGTCCAAGAATATCGCGCCTTGGCACTCCAACATTTATTTTTTCGTCACCATCATAATAATCTTTAAACCAATGCTGGCTTTGGTCATCCATGAACCCCGTAAAGTCAGTATTTGTAACTGGATTTTCTTCATACAGCTTGGTGTTAAAAGACAAAACATAAGCTTGGTCGTTAAGATCCTGACCAAGATATTGTTCATCTATTTCTCTGGGATGCAGGACATAAAAGCCTTGGTCAGTATATTGGTTTTTGCCAATTACCGGAGTTACCGCTTTTCCATCCTTTTCATTAACTTTTTGTTGCAGAATTCCACCATAAGCTTCTTCTGTTATGAGGGTGCGACGATTAGGTGAATCAAAAGCAGCGTTGTCTAATACTTTGCCGGGATCTATTTTCTTGCTGTATTCTTGCCCCGGCGAAAAACGAACAAACTGATCGTCTTGGCTCATGTTTCGTAACTGAAACATCGTGTTAATTTCTTCTGGTTTGACGCCTTTCTTTTTCAGATAGTTTTCTAGCGCCTGAAAGTTCTGGAAAGTCATGCCTTCGTTTTTAGCAATCCTAAGCTCTTCAATCAGTTTGGATCTGAACCCAAAAGGATCTGCGTTGTAATTGTTTATAAGGCGATTGAACTTTTGTATTGCTCTAGGGATTTTCAAGGCACCCCCGGCTATTGCGCCAGCAGCTCCTCCACCGGCCTGTAACGCATCTCCGGTCACACCCATTCCCAGTAACAATAAGTCCAACGCAGACTGCTGCGCCTCTGGATTTGGCATAGGTCTTTTCGGAACATAACCAGCAGAAGGTTGTTCCATGTAAGGATCTGCGCTTTGAAAGACGTCGTAAATCTCAGCCATGCCCGGAAGCTTTTCGGCTTCCACCATGTACTTAGGTAAATCAGAAACCGGTAAGCCAAGTTCAGGGGGTTGCGCCATGCCGCCCCTAGCTTCCAGTGTTGCGGATCCGGGGGCGAACTGTGCGCCCGTGTAAGCAGCTAAGGAGCCGTATTGCTCTGCAAGCTTTCGCTCTGCGTCCACTCTGGCCGCATCCATCTCAGCTTGGCTTCTGGCAAAAAGCTCTATGTCGTCAAGGAGTCCCATCAGTTAAATATATCAATATTATCCACCTCAGAGGAACCCTCTTCTTCATCAGGCACTTTGCCCATGTTGACTATATTGATAGCGACCAGAGGAACGATCGCGCCAAGGGCCAACTGGTCGGCCTTGATAAACTTGAGCCTGTTTGCTGCGCGTTCCAGATTCCTGCGAGCAGTGTCGCTGCTTTTCATAATCTCTTCGGTGCGATTGCCCTTGGGTATCTCACCCTTTTTAAACTGACCCACCGTTGCACCGGAGGCTTTCAAGATGCCACGGTAAGGCAGGTCTGGATCTCGCAGCAGTGAAGAGAAGTCAGGCACATCGTTAATCATTGCGTCAGTCAACCTGCCCTTTTGTATGAACTCTCTGGGAGACATACCAACCGCTCTGGATTGCTCAAACACGGCTTTAGACCAGCTCCACACCATCTCCTGAATCATTTCGGGCGTTACGTTCTCTCCTATTCGATCGGAAAGAATCCTAGACGCATTTCTGGTTAGTGCGTTAGCAGCCAGATAACCCGGACCTTTACCCGGATCAATTCGCGCTGGATTTAAAGAACCACCAAATACGTTTTGTTCAACACCCAGATAGTTTGCCATCCAAGTGTCGTTAGTCACCTCGACTGTGTTATTAACCAGATTACGCATGAAGGAGTCTACCTTCGGACCACTCAGCACCAGCTTGTCCATCTCGTTGTCTGGCACGTTGATTGCGCGTATGGAATTAGAC